ATTCAAGGGTATGAAACGTGGTGTGGATTCCCGCGATTGGAACGCCGCCGCAGATGAGATGGTTGATAGCAGTTGGTATCGACAAGTGACCAATCGAGCAGACAGACTAGTTGAAAGGATTCGTGCGTTAATATAATGTTTAATCATGTACCAGTTGAGTTGCAACCTATAACGGCAACAAACAAAGATGGTGTACGTCTATATGAGACACCAGAGGGTAATAAGTATCCATCAATCACAACCGTGCTATCAGTACGAAACAAGAAGGGGTTGATGGAGTGGCGTAAACGTGTTGGTGATGAAGTTGCCAACCATATATCAAGAACTGCTGCAGCTCGCGGCACAAAGGTTCACCATATGTGCGAGGATTACCTCAACAATATGCATTATAAATTCCCGAATAAATGGAATGAACATAGGAAGAATTTTCTACCATATTGTTTATTTACACAACTAAAGTCAGTTCTTGGCAATATAGATAACATTTACGCACAAGAGGCGGGATTATATAGTGATAAATATAAAGTAGCTGGTAGAGTTGATTGCGTTGCAGAGTATAAAGGTACACTATCTATTATAGATTTTAAGACCTCAACAAAAGAGAAAAATGACGAGTGGAATGAGAATTATTATATCCAAGGTTCTGCGTATGCAGAGATGTTTGGGGAACGAACAGGTATAGAAATTTCTCAGGTGGTGATTTTAGTAGTTACGGAAGATGGAACAGTACAAGAATTCATTAAGGACAAACAAGAATATTTGAATAGATTGTCAGAGACAATTAATATATGGAGTGAAGAAAATGTTCAATAAATTAACGAAATGCGCTGTAGTTGCTGTGTTTGCGACATTATCAATTATGCCTCAATTAGCAGCTGCAAAAACAGAAGCACCAGTAAAGAAAATTACAGAGATGCTTTATCCAACAATTATGGTTGATCTTTCTGATGGACAAGGATCAGGCACTGTTGTTTTCAGTGGAAAGCGAAAACATGAATCTTGGAAGGATGAAAAGGTTTGGACCCTTGTTTTAACTAACAATCATGTTATTGCTTCTGCTGTGAGTATTGAAGAAGAGTTTGATCCTAAAGAGGGAAAGAACATACAAAAAGAAACACGCCGTCCAGTTCATGTTAGGTTTTGGGACTATAATGATTATAGTACTGCTGTTGGAACTACAGGCCGGGTTGCTCGTATTGTTGCATGGGACAAACACAGGGACTTAGCTCTTTTACGTTTGGATGATAAAGAGAGAATTATAAAGAATGTTGCAATTCTTTGGCCAGAGGATATTGGTGGGCCATATCTATTTCAAAAGACTTGGGCAGTAGGTAGTGGTATGTCGAATCCACCTTATCCAACTGAAGGACTATTAAGTGGTATCAGTGGTAAGGATGCGAAAGGCCGGTCCCTCTATCTGTCCAGTGCTCCTATTATCTTTGGTAACAGTGGTGGTTCTCTATGGGCGTATAGTAAATCTAGAGATAGGTATGAAATGATCGGCGTTCCTTCTATGGTAGGTGCATTTGGATATGGAAGTATTATTCCTCATATCGCATGGTCTAGACCTATTTCAGAAATTCGTGCATTCTTGCGGGACAATGACTTTGGGTTTGTCGTAGGAGATGAAGATGTACCTAAAAAAGACCCTAAAGATGAAAAAGAAGATGACGATAAAGATAAGTAATTTTCTTTTTTTAGGGTTAGTGTTTTTGATGGTGGGTTGCAAAGCCATTGAGGCAGTTTCAGATGGAAAACCACCGATTGTTACAAAAACACAAGTGGAGAAAATTCCACTTAATGTAATAAAAACGGCTAAACCTATATTATGTGTAAATAAAGATGAAATATTCTCTCATTTGCAAAGTATAGGAGAAATTCCTATTGCAACATGGACTGATGAAACTTATGGTTATCCTGTAATCGTATTCATGAATATTGAAGAGGGAAGTTCTTCTGTTATAGAAATGCCTTCTTCAGATAAAGGGCTACTTAAAGGGTTGGCGTGCATTATATCGTCCGGCGTAGAAACAGTTGTAAATTTGACGATTAAAAAAGACGGCGGAATGGCCATAAGGTACTTGACTTTTTAACCCTAACGTGGTATAAATATAATACAATTTGATGATACGAATTGAATACTTCACTGGACGCGGGGGCAGTACCCGCCGCCTCCACCAAAAGGAGATTGTTATGGTAATAGAGATGCCGGGAGATTCAGATGAAGAACCTTCGTGTAAGAAAAATATCGGTGGTAATGTTTAAGCTGTATATCACATGGAGTATATGTGCTGATATTGCATTGATAGCGGGCATCATTGCTCTACTTCTAGGTTATGGTAAAATCTCTTTTTGATGGGGGCGAAATAGGATCGACAGGCTGGAATAGATGAGTGGAGAATTGTCGGATGACTCCGTTATTGGTCAAATTAGTAAATGCAAACGATAATGCAAACTATGGAGATTACGCTCTAGCAGCATAATCTTTCGGGGTTCGGGAGGCACCTTGCAACAGAAGCCTCCCACTTTATTGAAAAAGGGTATTGACAAATACATATTACTATGTTATACTCTATAAACAATGTCACTGATGAGTCTGTGAAATCCAGACGAAACACTTTGTGTCTGACAATCTTGTCAAACTTATCATCTTCGAAAGGATGAATTACTACATGACTATTAATACTACAAAGGCAGCTAAAGTTGTTGCCGCACTTGAGAATGGCACTGAACTTACTGCGAAGCAGATTAGCGCTCGTTACGGCGTTAAGAATGCCCGCGCACTAATCAGTGGCCTTCGTATGCAAGGATATCCTGTATATCTCAACAAGCGTGTTAGCTCGTATGATGGCGAGACTTACAGCAAGTATCGTTTGGGTACGGCAACACGTTCTGTGATTGCTGCTGGTTACCGCGCCACCGCGTAAGGTAATTTAACAATGGGTTGTGCCATAATACACACGCGAGGGGCCCACGGTTAGCCCCTCAACTTTTTAGAAAGGGAACTAAACAAATGAAGAAACTTATTATTGGAATTGCTCTTGCAACTGGTATTTCAACGGTTGCAATGGCAGAAGAAAAAGCGGCTATTCCTGCTATCGATCTATCTTTTGTAACAGATACATCGCGTAATATGACACAGGAAACTACGGCAACTGAGTTTGGTATGGTTGCTGGAGTCAAGGGATTTACTCTCTCATTTCTTCCATCATATAGCTGGACTGACAAGAAAATTTCAGATATCGAATTTGCGGCAAAATATACATATGCAGTGAATGAAACTTTCGATCTTGTGCCTTATGGTGAAATCCACGTTGATAAAGATTTGAAAAAAGGCGACAAGCTTATTGGCATTAAGACAAAATACAAGTTCTAAGTTAGAACTAAAGGTTACGGGGGTTCCTTTCAAAACCCCCCACTTTATCAAACAGGAATTACCAGTGTCACTAATGACTTTTAATACATCTAAGACCTTCTCAATGAATATTGAGAACGTAGCCAAAGAAAAGAATATTACGCATATGGAAGCAGTACTTGACTACTGCAAACGTAATGACCTTGAGCCCGATACAGTGGGTAATCTTATATCCAAAAGTCTCAAAGAAAAAATCGAAGCAAATGCAAGAGACTTGAACTACCTTCCTCGACAGGCACAACTCCCCGTATGACATATGAACTGAAAGTTCCAAACGGAACATACACGGCAAATAATTTATTTGTTCTATTCTTCACTGTAGTCAAACATAGATTACATCATTTAATTAAAGACAGGAAGTTTATGGACTGATGAAACATCTCAAGGAACAGAACACCACCTATTTTATACATCTTGCTCATGCATGGTCGATGGGTATCGTTCTTTTTATTCACGGGGTAATCCCCTGCATTTTAACTGATTGGGTATCAAAGCGTATCTGTAATGGAACCGATTGACGTATACCTAATGTACTGTGCTATGAAAGCGCATTTTGGTAAGAGCGACTATGACTTTGTGACATACAAAGGCAAGACCCGTATCAAACGTGACACATTCTACAAACGCAAGGACAGATCGTTCTTCGTTAGATTGGCTCGCAAGCACAAGACAGAACAAGAAATTCAAAACTACTTTGTAGCAAATTTCATCAAGAACAAGAAGGGGTATATTGCCAACTTCAATGATGAGAACTATGAGTCATGGAAAATAAAACGACAGGGCTTCTTTGATCTATTTGAGGTGGAGATGAAACCTTTGATAGAGACGTTTGAAGATTTGTTCGTAGTAGAGAATGGGCAACACCCGAAATTAATGAAAGAGTTTTTAGGTGGCCGCGTGTCGTTAGAGACGTTAATAATAATAGATGAATTGGTCAATTTTGACCCCAATTGGAATAAAGAATTAGTGGACGATATTATATGGATTGATTTAAGAAATCTCATGAATAATTACGAAAGGTTCTTGACAATTGATCGAGAACAGTATAAGATAAGACTATTGAAACTTATAGAGGAGTCCAATTGATGGATGACAATACAATACGAGTAGAAGGGTTCTTTGAGGCACGGTGCCGGGAACTAGAACTAGAAGTGAGGGGCCTGAAGTGGGACAACTCTGATCTTGATGTGAAGAACAGGCACCTGTTCGAACGAGTTGAGAAACTTGCAAATCGCCACCCAAGCCGCCCGCAGAGGAATTTCAACAAACCTCAAAGGCAGTTTAACTCTAACAAGTAAATTGTTTGCCCTCGTAGCTCAACGGCAGAGCAATTGCTTTGTAAGCAATAGGTTCGCGGTTCAAATCCGTGCGAGGGCACCAGTTCGAAAGATATATTATGAAGAAATTTCTAATGATTTTTGTAGCAGTCTTGATGATGACAAATGTTGCAAATTCTGCAACGATAAATGGCAAGAAGGTTTTCAAAAAATGTACGGCATGTCATTCATTTAAAAAGAATAAAATTGGCCCATCTTTGGGTAACATCTTTGGTGAGAAAGCTGGTTCAGTTAAGAAATTTAGATATTCAAAGGCAATGAAAAAATCTGATATTATATGGGATGATTGTACATTGGATAAATTCTTAACGAAACCAAAAAAGTTTATCAAAGGAACCAAGATGAATTTTTCTGGGATTAAAAAGAAATCCCATAGAGATGCTTTGATAAAATATATTAAAGAAAACCAGAAATGAAAGTAAGATTGATATCATATACTCGGCCCAATAATATTATTGGGGTAGATGATGCACAGGAGCTTATCGCCTACTGTGCTAGAGTATCCAATCCTAGTAACCAGAACAACAAGGAAACCAGTGATAAACTTATCAAATATCTGATTAAGCATAAGCACTGGTCACCTCTAGAGATGGTCAATGCTTGTATAGAGATTGAGACAACGCGAGACATTGCCCGGCAGATTCTACGCCATCGTTCATTTTCGTTTCAAGAGTTCAGCCAACGATATGCAGACCCCATAAAAGACCTAAGCTTCGAGACAAGGGACGCACGGTTTCAAGATACAACGAACCGACAGAACAGTATTGACTTTGACCCTACTGATGAGCCACAACGCCGTCTGAATGAAGACTTCCGTATGCAACAGATGAAAATATGGTGGGCAGCAAAGGAAACCTATGAGTGGGCTATTGAGAATGGTATTGCCAAGGAACAAGCAAGGGCGGTACTACCAGAGGGTATGACTGTATCACGCCTGTACATGAATGGTACACTGCGCTCATGGGTACACTACATTGACCTACGGAGTGCTAATGGTACGCAGAAGGAACATCAGGCTATTGCTGTGGCCTGTGCCAAAGAGATTGCAAAGATTTTCCCGTTGATGAGTGAACTATGACAACTATCGTTATAGGTAATGGTGAATCGCGCCGTTGGATGAAGTACATGTGGACGATTGAAAAGAAAAGCAGATGGTCTGGCGTTGATAAAAATGTAACTCTATGGGGTTGCAATGCAGTCTATCGTGACTTCTATACTGACCACTTAGTTGCTGTTGACTATGGTATGCAACAAGAGATATATCAAGCATCTGAATGTCAAGACACAATGGATTTACATTTTGCGAACTGGAGTCCTGTTCCAGCTGAAATATCTGATATGATGTTGATGGGATATGATATACCAGAATCTTTTATTCACAGAACAGAGAGGACTGGTAATCATACAGAACAATGTGTGATATCAGGTAAAGACCCTGTTTCATTACATGAGAAAGTTGCAGCTGCAATTCAGATGAATCCAGAGCTAGACATGAAAGACCTTCAGATGAAGATGGAGAAGGATGTTGGTATCTGGATTACATATCTAAGAGACAACGATGATGTCAATCCTATAGATTTTCCTGTTGGATGGTCAACGGGTAATACCGCACTTCATCTAGCATGTCAGCAAGGATCAAAAGAGATTTATATATTGGGCTTTGACCTATCATCATACGATGAGCCGTTGAACAACTTATATAAAGGGACAGATAATTATCTGCCCAGTGATGCTAAAGGTTTCAATTCACTCAATTGGCAGAACCAAATGCAAACTGTTTTTAGAGAATTCAAGGATGTACAGTTTTTTTGGGTAGATGCCAAAGAGGAATTTGTTCAAGAAAATAATGTAACATATATTACTAAAGAAAAGTTTTGTGAGGAGTTTAAAATATGGCCATAAATGGTGTTCCTATATTCCCCGCTGGTATTGTAAAACAATACATCAGCCCAATCCCATTCTATGATACTATAGATTTGTCATCGTTCTCGTATGAAACCTATAAGGGTTCAACAAAACTGAGAACTGAGAAGTTTATAAACATATTGCTTGACCCATCTCTAAAAGACATTGCAACATGGATAGAGATGCAAGCAAAAGATTATCTTGACAATGAGCTTGGTATAGAATATGATGAGTTTTTCTTTTCAGAGAGCTGGATAAACATCAATGCAAAGGGTGGCGAACAGAAGGTTCACAATCATTCCAACTCAATTATCAGTGGAACATATTATTTGAAATCATTAGATGGCCATCCACCTCTTGACTTTCATAAGGTTAAGCATGAAGCAGAACCCTTTATATCACTCACTGAACACTTTAAACAGGGAAATCCAAATACATCTGCAAAGTTGTCTTTCCCCTGTACACAGAATTCCATGTTAGTCTTTCAATCCCAATTATATCATGGCCATATGG